CGGGTCCGCGAGCATCTGCAGCGTCTGGATGAACGACTTGGGGTTCTGGCTGGTGTCAGCGATGCTCATACCAGACCCATCTGGATGATGGTGAGCGACGCAGAACCCGTACCCGCCGAGGTGGTGATGCGAATGCCGCGCGGCAGGTAGGCGTAGTTGCTGTCCTCGTTCGCGGAGTCGCCTGCCAAGGTCGGGTGGTTGTACCACGTGGCCGTTGACGGATCGAACCCCGGCGCGAACACGTCATCGAACGTGTGCTGCACCGTGAACGTGATGGTGCCAGTGACCTTGACGCCCAGAGCGATGCCGCCTTCCCGATGGATGTCCACCGGGTAGACGCTCGACGCTCCCGGCGAGCCGGTGACTGTCAGGGTTGCGGGGCGCATGTGCTACCCCCTATCAACGCTGCATGTACTGGACAGTGACGACGATCTGGCCTGCCGAGGGCTGGCCGACAGACGTGACAGTGGCGTACACAGCCGTGTTGGTGCCGATGTCCTTCATCGCCGTGGCGATGGCCGCAGTGATGGACGACGCGCGCTTGCGACCGACCGTTTTCACGTCCACGCCAGAGCCGATGTACTGCGTGCCCGCCGAGGCAGTGCCGAACGTCAGCGTGGCCGAGGTGGCGCTGTTGTAGACCGTCTCGACATCCGCGTAGATGTCGATGATCTGCGCGTTGGGCGGCAGGTTGAAGATCGCTTCTTGCGTGAGGTCGGCGTCGAACGCGACGACTTGCGTCTGCGCGAGAACGGCGTTGCCGACGTTGACGGATGCGCCCTCGCGCACCGTACCTGCTTTCAGCGGACCAGAAAAAGTCGAAGCACCCATGTGCTACTCCTGTGTAGGAAGATTGGTTCAGAGTCTCTACACCGCCTGCCGCGCCAGTCTCTGAACCGTGTACGCGGAAAAGGGGGGCACGAGGCCCCCCAGTCACCACGATCAGGTCGAACCGCTCGACCCGAAGATGCCCAGCGGATCGCCCCAGCCGAAGCTGTAACGCTCACGGGCCTTGTACCGCACGTTGCCGGTGTCGAAGTCGCCGTCCATGCCCGTGGACATTCCCACGCGCGTGTAGTGCTTCATGCCGTTCGGAACGTCCGTCTTGATGAACCACGCGTTGGTGTCGGTCAGGTAGTGGTTGATCGACCAGCCACCCGGGATCGAGCCCATCGACTTGAGCGCGTTGATGTCGTTGTCCGACGTGCCGACACGGTTGGGCGTGTCGAGCAGACGCTTGGCAACGAACATGTACGCGGTGGGGACGATCAGCTTGACCGGCTTGGCGGCGATCAACAGGCCGCGCTCGTCGGTCCAGCCCGACATCTGAATGATCGACGCTTCCAGCGACGTTTCGTTCAGATCGGCACCCGTGGACAGCTTGTTGCTGTTGGTCGCACCGTTGAGCAACGGATGGCTGGTGGAGCACAGATACACGCCATCGCCACCGAGCCCGCTGGTGAACGCGTTGTTCAGCAGAGCCGCTGCCTTGGTCTGCTTCGTGTACGCCATCGCACGAGCCAGCGCCTTGGTGTAACGCTTGGAGAGGGAGTCATAGAGGTTGTCCTCGATGGCCTCTTCCGTGATCGCGTACCCCATTGCGACGGTTTCGTGCGTCCAGCGCGCGGACCAGAGTTCCTGCGCCGTGTCGTACGCGATGGCCGCGCCCTCGGACTTCGACGGTGCCTGACCGAATCCGCCCAGCTTGACTTCTTCTTCGAAGGAACGATCCGACGTATCGTGATCGTAGACTTCCCGGTGTTCCTCGCCGTACTGCTTGTACTCCAGACCGAACAGTCCGTTCAGACCGGGAAGCAGTTCCTTGAGGAGTTGTGCACGACTGATTGCCATTTCTCAACTCCCCTTAGTTGGCCAGAACCGTGGTGCCGGTGTACATGTGGACGCCCTGATTGAACCGCACGATGCAATCCGTGTAGTTCGAACCGGCGTCGATGAAGTCAACGATGCGCACTGCCAGCGTCGCCGTGTTGGCGGGCGTGGCAAGACGAACCGAGGACTGCCCTGTGGCGGTCGAGCCGCCGAAGTTCTCCAGCGCCGCGAACTTGCCGCGCACCGTCGCCGCCACCGAGCCAGCCGCCTGCACTTGGTACAGTTGGTCCGGATCGTCGTTGACGATGATGAACACCTGCGTGTAGCCGTTGGTGATCGCGTTGGCCGGAAGGTACGAGGCATTGACCGCGTACTTCAGCGTGGGATCGACGTAACGCACGCCGACGCACACACCTGCCACACCGCCCGTCGAAGTCGTGACGGTGGCTGCAGCCGGTGTCGGCTGGCCTGCGGACGCAGCGCCGATGAGGATGACATCCCCGGTGTAGATTGCCGTGGCCGAGTTGACGGTCATCGGAATCTCGCGCATCGCGCCACCAGTATTCGGACGGCCCCCCAGCATGTTGATGGGGCGGAGTCCGTAAGGCGAGGCAATAGTTGCCATTCCTTGCTCCTGAAAAAGTTACTTTGAACCCTGTCCGAACTTGCTCGGGCCGACTTCGGCGTCGGAGTGCTTGTCCGTGAACAAAGGCATTCTCTTGTCTGCTTCGTTCCGCATGTAATGCTCATCGACGGAGCGGACTTGATCTTGCGCTTGCTTGGTGTAGTACCGAGTGCGCGCGTCGATCATTTCCTGCGGGGCCTTGCACAGAACCAGCCCGCCAATTTCAATGTTCCCCGCCTTGTTGGCGGCGATCTGGAGTTCAGGATGATCCACAGCCTTCACCGGCTCCCACCCCTCGCGGAAACGCTTGGAGACGTTCGACGGGTCCTGCTGCCCGAGAATGTGAGTGGCGATCCAGCGAAAGCCATACCCGGGCTCCGGATTCGGAGAAGGCAAGGCACTCGGCGGAACGTACTCATAGCGCGACGTTTCCGTGCGGCTTTCAAGATCACGAGGCGTGCGCTTATCCATTTTTGGCTCTGTCCTGTTTTTCCAGCAATTTGACTTGGCGTGCGTACTCCTGCACGGAGATTCCCAGCTTTGCCGCGAGCGATGCTGCGGTTTTGGTGATCTGGACTTTTTTCGGCGCGGCGTTGGATGACCGCGAAGCTGGCGCGACGACTGTCGCGGGAGTCTTGCGTGGGGCCGGGGTCCCCTCTTCTCCGCCGTCTCCGCCCTCATCACTGGCTTCGAACTGGTCGGGGAATACATCCCGAACGCGCTTGTTCAGCTTGGCGTAGTAGTCGTCCGAGTCGGGCGCTACGCCGCTGGCGACGAGTTTCTGGTGCACCCCAAGAGCGAAGCTCGTCATCTCCACGTCTTTGCCGTACCACGTGTTTTCCGATTGCCACCGGACAGCACGCTCAGACGCTTGGGGCGTTGGCTCGCTTTGTACTCGCTGCTGTGGCTGTTGTAAAGGGGCCTGCCGTTGCTGCGGGCGAGGAGCGTTCTCGATGGCCTGCGCGCGAGCAATCCTGAACTGCGCCTCGCTCACTGCCTTGGTCGCTTTCACGACCGCCTTGGAGTCACCCGACTCGTAGGCCGTCTCAAGGTCGCGCTCCGCCGTCTCCAGCGCCTTGGTTGCGGCCTCCTTCATCTGAGCCAGCGAGTACTTCTGCGCCTGCTGCGCGCTGGCACCGGCCTTCTGCGCCTGCTCGTAGTAGTACCGGGCCGAACGCACGGCCTCGTCGCGCTCGCGCAGCGCCGCTTCCTTCTCGCGGCGCTCGTCGTGCCATGTGCGCTTCAGTTCCTTGATGCGCTTCTGGACGTTTTCGCTGTACGCCGCGACTTCATCATCCGGCGCAACCTCGTCGGCTGTCTTGCCAATAGGCTGGCGACCGCGATCAGCTTCCGGCGTGTCATCGACCACTTCAACGATCTCTTCAGCCTCGCCAGCCGAAACCTGACCTTCAGCATTCGTCGCCTCCTGCTGCTCGTCGGGGAACTTGAACTCGTTCTCGTCCATCTTCTTCTCTGCCATGTCGCCTCCTATGCGCGCATCACGCCGCGTGGATCGTCAACGACAGCCTCGACCTGATCGTCCTTGATGATCCGGTACTCGTGACCGTCGAACTTGAAGCGCGTGCCGGTGTACGCCCGCACGAGCACGAAGTCCCCCTCCTTGCACCACGCCTCGCCGGGGAAGCGTTCCTTGTCCTTGTACGCCTCGGGGCCGAGCTTCAGCACGTACAGCACCACCGTCGAGTGCTGTTCGATGTGCTTCTGCGTGTCGGGCTTCAGCAGCCCCGTGCCTTCGAACTTGTCGTCGGCCTTCGGCACCATGCACAGGATGTTCCATGCCACCGGCTGGGGCATTCGTTGCGAGTCCACTTCAGGTTCAGTCATCGACTTCCTTTGCAAGCTCCTTGATATGGGCGATGGTGGTCATCAGAGCTTGGTAATGCTCCACCGTCGATTTGTACTCTTCGTACGAGGCGCAGTTGCCCTTCAGCAACTGCGTTTTCTTCACTTCTGCGCGCTGCTCAATTTCCTTGATCAGCCGGATGACGAGGGTGACGCTCATTCAGTCGCCTTTGGTTTCTTGGCCTTCTTCTGCGCAGCCTGCTTCTGCTTGGATTCCTCCGCGCGCTGCGCGGCCTGACGCTCGGCGCTGCGCTCCGCGCTGCTCAGTTGCTTCTCCTGCTGCATCCCCTTGGTCATGTGCCCCATCAGGTCACGCTTCGCGGAGAACGTGTTGTTCTCGCGCTGCTGCTCTGTCTTGGAGACGTGATCGAACATGCCCTTGCGCGCGGCGAACTTGTTGTTCTCCTGCGCCATCTGGGACTGGTGGGCCTGCTGGCTCTTCGCCTTGACCAGATCGACGCCGATCTTGAGGCCATCGGTGCGCGCGTCCTTTGTCAGTCGGTCGCGCTCCAGCGCCAGCTTGCCCTTGGCGATCTCGTAGTCGCGTTGGCTGTCCTCGCGCTTGTGCGCGATCTCCTCGCGCTTTACCTCCAGCTTGGCCATCTCGACCGCGTTGGAGGGGTCGGCACCCATCTGCTGCGCTTCCATCTGCGCGGCGGCGATCTGCGACTGCGACAGCAGCATCTTCGACGCTTCCGCGATGAGCGGCGCGATGGCCACTTCGACTTCGGGCGGCATCGGCTGGTCGGGCGGCGGCAGCGGCATGCCGAGGTTCTGCTCGATCTGCGAGCGGTACTGGAACGCCAAGTGCTCCGCGATGTGCGCCATCAGCCCGCCCATGATCATCTGCGCGTTGGGGTTCTGCCCAATCTGCATCTGGATCATCGGGTCCTGCAGCATGTTGTTGTGCACCTGCAGGTGGGCGTTGTGGTCCTGATGGATGAACGCCTTGGTCGGCTTGCCGTTCAGGAAGCCCATGTTCTCCGAGATGGGGTCCTGCGGCATCAACTCGGGCGGCATCGGCACGAGCTTGTTGATGTTGGCGACGCCGAACACCTCCAGCATCGCCCGGTGAAGCTCGCGCTTGTCGTAGATGTTGGGCGCGTCGGCGGATAGCTGCAGCACCGCCTGCCACATCACGATCCGCTGCGACATCGTGGCCGCGTTGGGGTCGGAGACGGGGATGATCTCCGTCGTCTCGTAATCTATCTTGCGGGCCGTGCGGTCGGCAGTCTCCGGGTCGTAGTCGTACTCGTCGGGCGCGTAGTCGCGGATGATCCCGGCCAGCAGCTTCAACTCCTGCTTGAAGGAGAAGTGCACGCGGGCCTGCACCGCGCTCATCACCTTCAGCATCCGCTCCAGCAGCGCCATCGTCGTGCCGACCGGGGTCTGCGCGCTGATGTCGGAGATGTCCATGTCGGCGGTCGCCGCGTAGCGCCGCGCGTCCTCCAGAATCTTCTCCATCAGCCCCGCGAGCACCGCGCTGGGCTCCTTCGTCTCCACCTGCATGATGTGCTGGCGGATGTCGGTGCCGGGGATGTCGATGTCGAGGTACGTGCCCGGGGACACTTTCGTGTCCTCCTGACGGATGCGCGTGCCGGTGCTCTTGAAGCCGCCCTGCATGTTCGACCACGTGCCTGCATCGACCAACTGGCGCAGGATCGACGTGCCCGCCTTGGCGAAGCCGCCGATGAGGTGGATCAGGCCGAAGCCGTAGGGGCCGAACCCGGGCACGTAGTCGTACTTGACGAAGTGCTGGCGCGGCAGCTTGAGGATGTCCTCCTCCAGCCAGTTGCGGCGGATCGCCAGCACCTGATCGGTGTCCACGAGGATGGTGACGATGTAGGGCCGCGCGATGTCGTCCTCGTCCTCCTCCAGCGCCAACTCGCAGTGGCACTCGTACACCGTGTACAACTCGGGCTCCTGCTCCGAGATGCCCGTCTCAGCGTCCTTTGCCTCCTTGATCTCGTCCCGTTGGATCGTTGGGCCTGACAGGTCGAGTTCCCGGTAGAACCCGGCTTCCATCAGCTTGAGAAGGTCGTTTTTTGTCTTTCGCATCCGGTG